ACATACTCAAATATTGAACATCAACAAATTGAATATATCACGGATACTATTCGGCCGTGGGCGGAACGATGGGAAGCGGCAATTGATACGCAGCTTTTAAGCCGTGACGCGCAGAAAGGACAGAAGCGGACATTCGCGCAATTTGACTTAAACCAGCTTATCAGGGGCGATACAAAAACCCAGGCCGATGCATTAAAAACCCTGCGATATGCCGGGGCGTTGAACGCTGATGAAATGAGAGAGGACTTGGGACGTAATCCGATTGAGAATGAAACGGTAGGAGAAATGTATTGGATGCCGGTCAACATGACAGACGCGGCCAACCCGGTGCAGCCACAAACAGAATTGACGGAGAATGACAATGAAAAAAAAGATGAAATCGAGGAATAAATTTTATTCCATTCAGGCGAAAGACGACAGCGCGGAGATTTCTATTTTTGATGAGGTCGGCTTTTGGGGAACGTCAGCCGAACAGTTTAAAAATGAATGGAACGATATCAAAGATAAAAAAGATATCAGGCTTTTGCTGAACTCTCCGGGCGGAGATGTCTTTGCCGGTATCGCTATTTATAATCTGGTTGCGTCAAAGCGGGACAATGTCAGCGTTGAGATTTTAGGGGTGGCAGCTTCCGCCGCTTCTATTGTTGCACTGGCGGGAAAAGATTTAATCATGCGGGAAGGGTCTTTTTTCATGATTCATAATCCCTGGGGAATTTCAATCGGTGACAAAAACGATATGGCTAAAATGTCGAACGACTTGGAAAAAATCGGTGGCGAGATTGCACGTATTTATGAGAAACATTCAGCTTTAAATCTTGATGAAGTGACCGCCGCCATGGATGAGGAGACCTGGTATACCGCGGAGGAAGCGGAAGAGGCCGGGTTTGTTAATGAAATTATAGAAAATGAAACAGTAAAAAATAAGTTTGATCTTTCAGATTATGCTCACGTTCCCGACGGGATGTCGGAGGACGTAAAAAACCAGGAAGAGGATTTGACTATTCGTGACGCGGAGGCGGCCCTGCGGGATGCAGGATTTAGCCGAAACGAAGCAAAGGAAATTCTTTCTCAGGGTTTTAATCAGCGGGAAGCTGAAGAGCCGGAAGAAACAGACGATACGGATAGTGGCAACGTTGCCGCTTGTAACACAATTTTAATTTTAACGGAGAGTTAAATGAAAAAACTTTTAGAATTGAAAAGTAAGGTAGCAGCCTTACAAACTGAAATAGACGAACTCCGGGCGAAAGCGGAGGACGGAACGGCGACCGATGAGGATGTCGTAAACGTCAAGGAAAAAATGGACGAACTGAAAGCATTAAATGTGCGGATACAAACACTTGAAGAGCTGGAAGCAAATCAAGAAGAAATCCAGGCAAGCGCTGAATCTGTTCATCCCGATGTTGAGGTAACGGGGCCGGCCGCTGAACAAGAGCCTTATCCCATGGGTAATTATTTGCAGGACATTGTGTCCTCAGCAAAGAGCATCGCTTCCGGCGGTGTCGCTGTTCCGAGAGTTGTTAATTATCAGCAGCGGATAATGGCGGCGGCGACCGGCGCCGGTGAAGCTGTACCCTCTGACGGTGGGTTTTTAGTCGGTGAAGATTATGCCGCGGGATTGATTAAACGGGCATATGATAACAACCAGGTTATTTCCCGGTGTACCCGGCGGACTTTGTCGGGGAATGCTAACTCGATGAAATTGAACGGGATCGATGAAACCAGCAGGGCTAATGGTTCGAGGCATGGCGGGATACGGTCTTATTGGATGGCGGAAGCCGACGACATGACAGGCTCTAAGCCGAAATTCCGGCAGCTTGAAATGGAGTTGAAAGAACATGGTGTATTATTTTACGCAACTGATAGGATGCTTGACGACGCTGCATTTTTAGAACAGGAAGTCAATGACGCTGTTTCCGATGAAATCGGTTTTAAAACTCAGGACGCGATAATCAATGGCACCGGAGCAGGTCAGCCTCTTGGGATTTTGAATTCAGGATGTTTAATTTCCCAGGCAAAAGAAACCGGCCAGGATGCCGCGACTATCGTATATGAGAATTATCTTAAAATGCTTACCCGTAAATGGGGACCGTTGGCTAATTATGTGTGGTTGATCAATCAGGAAATCTACCCGCAGTTAGGTCAGATGAACCTCGCGGTTGGTACTGGCGGAGCGCCGGTGTATGTCCCGAGTTCCGGGGCCAACGAAGCGCCTTTTCAGTTTCTCGGCGGGCGACCGATGATTGAGATTGAACAGGCCGCGGCATTGGGAACTGTCGGGGATATTATCCTTGCCGATTTATCGCAGTATGTGATTATCGAAAAAGGCGGTGTCCAGGCGGCCATGTCGATCCATGTGGAATTTTTGTCAAACCAGACCGTACTAAGATGGATAACCCGAGTGGATGGACAGCCGAGTTGGAATTCAGCGTTGACACCGTTTAAGGGATCGGCGACCAGGTCACCATTTGTCACAATAGCGGCCAGGGCATAAGGAGAAAAAAATGAGTAAATTTGTATTATCAGAAATGGGAAAACCGGTTGCGGGAATCGCGCCGGTAGATATTGGCGGAGTCGCCAAAACTTCGGACTATTGGAACATGGAAAATTATGATCATGTTTCGATAATTGTTTATTGCGGCGCGATTACTAATTCGGCCACGATTATTTTATACGAAAGTGACGATGCCAGTGGGTCCAATAAAACAGCAATAGCGTTTAACTACTATCAGATTACCGCGGGCGTTACCGGAGCCAGGACTGCAAACGCCGCAACAGGATTAGTTACCGGGACCACGAACGGGTCGATGTGGGTTATTGAAGTAGATGCCGCCGATTTGTCAGACGGGTATCCGTTTATGACGATGATTACCGACACGGCAGCGGCGAATGTGATCACCATAATCCCGGTCCTATCCGGGGCCAGGTACGCGCAGGCAGCACCTCCGGGAGCTTTAGCGTAAATAAAAATCTATGCCGGGGAGAGATCCCCGGTACTCATATGGGAGTATAGAAATGGGACAAATTAAATGCGAGTATAATTGGCATGGGACGGGGCGGCAGGCATGGTATGACGCGACTACCTATGAAACTTTATTGACGACCTTTCCGGTACAGTTTTATGATGATTTTTTCGGACCGGCAATTGATAGTACGAACGACTGGACGGAAGCGACTGAGGGAACAGCAAATGCCCAGGATTATCTTGCCGGGGTGAACGGGTGGTACAGAATTAACACCGGGACGGAGGCTGATAAACGGACAGAGATATCAACGGGGTTGGATTGGGAAGCGGCGAAGAGCTGCGGGTGTGAAGTAAAATTGCACACGACTACCTCAGACACGGGACTATTCTTGTGCTTCGGATTTACCGATGTCGCAACGGAAGGGACCGGGGAGCATTCCTGGGTTGACGGTAGTTTGGCAACGGGTACGGTTGACGCGGTAGCAGATGACGCGGTTATGTTTGGAGTCCGGGCGGAGACGACCGATGATATTTACGCGCTCAGTGTAAAAGCTGCGGCGACGCCGCAATCAACCGATTCGGGAACCAACCTTGTATTAGCAACCGATCACATTTACCGGATACAGTTAGACAGCGACGGCAACGCCAGATTTTATATTGACGGCGTATTTGTAGCGGAACATCTGCTTGCGGTAACTACTACGGATGATTTGTGTTTTACAATTGCCGCTTATATAACAACCGGATCAACGGCAGCATTGATTGATATTGACTATGTCAAAATATGGCAGAATAGGAGCTAAGAAATGATAAAAACAAAATCAGTAAAAAATGCTCTTGTAACTTATGACGACAGATATACTCAGAGATGGTTAAGCGCCGTCGGGGAAGATGTTGTCCATTGGGAATTATTCAGGACCGGTGTACCACGGGACGATACCTTGCTTGTCCCGACAACTTTCTTAAACACTGAAACTAATGTGGGAACTGTTGTGAACGTTTCCGGACAGGGCGGCGGTTTGGCGATAACTTCAGACACGGCGGAATACGATCAGCACTCGTTACAGTTGCCATACGGCGCATTTCAGTTGACGGCAGGGGACCCGATGTATTTCGGGGCGAAAGTCAAAACTGAACACGCCTCAAAAGGTGATTTTCTTTTCGGAATGGTCGAGGTAGATACTACACCCCTCGCGACTTCCGGCTCTCACGCTGTATCCGTCACCGATGATGGTTTATATTTTTACAAACTGAATGATGAAACAACAATGAAGTTTGTCAACGAAAAAGGCGGAACTGCGGGAGAAACTGACTTAGAGACGACCCATGATGTAAATTATCATGTATACGAATTGTACTACGACGGTACGACACTTTATGTGTACGTTGATGATTCGCTTGTGACATCGATTGCAACCGGATTAGCGGACCAGGTATTGTCGCCATCTTTTACAGCGGCAGCCGGAGACGACGGGGCGGAGCTTATGACCGTTCAATGGGCGAGAGCGATTCAAATATTTTAAATTATGGCCGCCTCCGGGCGGCTTTTTTATTGGAGTAAATAATGTTTCATATTTTTGAAAAAGGTAACGCTTCGATTCATTATGAATTGGCGGTAGATAGGCCGTGGCAATTGGAGGAAATCAGGTTGCATCTATCGGCGAACGGAGGAACGAGCGAAAACTTTACAGCGACAATTCAAAGCGCGGAGGGGTCGGAATATAATCTTGTCGTGAACGCACAGGACATGAACGCGGTCGCTGATGAACAGTATCAACCATATCGACCGATACAATTGAGGTCGACAGATAAAATATTATTTGAATATACGAATACTAATTTCCAGCAATGGGGATTAGAAATAATCTACAGATGACCTATGTCTTTATCCGGCTGATTAAATCCGGGAGTACAACGATAGTTAAACATGTTAATCGGCATGAACATGAGGATGAAATCATAATGAGTCACCGGGCCTATTACCCGACGGCTGGGAAAGACGCGCGGTACTTTACTATTGTAAGAGATCCGGCAGATTGGCTTTTATCGATTTATCATCATGACGCGGCTAGGCAGGAATTAGATATAGATTTTTGGGACTGGTACGAGGGCGGGAACAATAATGCTATTTGTCCGGTATACGGCAATAGAAATTTATTGGCGCGGTGGTACTCACAATATAATGATCCATATGAGCTATTAGATAATTGTTGGTTTGTCGGGATCACGGAAAAGTCAAAAGAATTTTATCCATGGCTTTTCAACCTCTGGGGCCTGCCGGTGGAATACCAAAATGAACGAGTGACCGGGACAGCAACAATCGGGGATGATGACGAACATCTTGAGATCCCGAAACTGTATACCTTGACCGATGTTGACCGGAACAAAATCAGATGGGAAAATATGGAGGACTACCGGTTATATGAGTATGCGCAAGGATTGTATTTCAATGAGCATAGGAAAAAAATAAAATGAAAACAAAACTTATCACAGCGCCGACAGTTGAACCGGTAACACTGGCCGAAGCGAAAGAACATTTGAGAATTGATTCCTATTCATACGCCGACGATACGACCGTCGAACAGTCTATTGCCGCGGGCGACCATGTAGCCGCCGCCGCGTACTCATTGAAAGGGGATGGTGTTGATGTATTAAATTATGCCGCTTTGGTGATAGTGGATTCCGGGACGAACGGCGCCAGCGGAACCGTTGATATAAAAATACAGGAAGCCGATACCGACCTGGATGCGAGTTACGCCGACTGGACCGGGGAAGCATTTACGCAAATCACCACGGCAAACGATAACGCTGTTTTTGAAAAAGCGTATACCGGAACAAAACAATATATCCGCGCGGTGTCTACCGTCGCTGTTGCAACTTGTGATTTTGGAGTCACTGTAGTTAAAGGCAGTCCGTACAGATCGGACGATGATTATATTACTAAATTGATAACTGTTTCCAGGGAGACGATAGAGCGGATATCAGGACGGGCGTTTGTCACACAAACTTGGGAATTAGCGCTTGATGAATTTCCGATTGCGGCAAAAATCAGATTACCGCTTGCGCCATTGCAGAGCGTGACGAGTGTAAAATATTACGACACCGACGAAACGGAGGCGACTTTTTCCAGCGACTATTATCACGTAGACACCTATGACGAGCCGGGGAATGTATTTTTATCCTACGGGTCAACATGGCCGAGTACAACATTACGGACTGTCAACGGTGTAATTATCCGGTATGTCTGCGGGCAGGGTGACGCGGCATCTGATGTCACAGAGAGATATAAAACCGCAATCATGCAACTGATAGCGGAACTTTACGAGAATCGGGAAATCACTGTAGTGGGAACAATCATAAAAAAATTACAAAACTCAATGCCGTTTTTAATCGGCCTTGATGAGATAACCGCTTTATGAGATCGGGTAAATTACGTAACAGGATAACCATACAAAAGCCTGACGATGCTGCCAGCGGATGGGGAGGGGCGACGACTTACAGCACTTACGCGACCGTATGGGCATCGATAAAACCGATTACGGGGAAAGAAACTTTAGCACTCCGGCAGGATGTCGGCGAGGTAACGCATTTGGTGACGTGCAGGTATCTGGCGAATGTTACACCGTCGATGAGGATTAGTTTCCAGGGAAAATATTATGACATTTTATTTTGCAAAGACATTGATACTCGGCACCATGAATTACAAATGGAAGTAAAAGAAATTGTTTAAAATCGAAACGAAGGGCGCGATTGGGAGAGTTGATTACGCGGGGATTACTCAAGCAGCGATGGAAGGTATTGTTTCTGAGGTTGCGAGCGGGGCACATGAGCGGACAGCCACCGAGATACATAATATTACCTATGAGACATTCAAAGGAATTGAAATAAGAAAAGGATATTCGGGGAAAGAAACCCACAAGGCGAAGCCGGGAGATATATCAATGGAGGTAGCATCGACGGTCCCCTGGTCGATAAAATTAGAGTTTCACGGGCATCCGTTTTTACGTCCGGCGGCATGGTACATGAAAAGGAAGATATCCAAAATTATTAAAATGATTTTAGGACCAGCTTTCAAGGGCAAGTCTATTTTTAAACGTGGGGCTAAATAGGAGGGAAAATATAAATGGCGAGCAGTTATATTGACGAAGCGTTACAAAAAAAACTACTTGCTCGTAGCTCTTTGACAGCATATATAGGCAAAAGGTTGTACCACATTAAAGCGCCTGCCGGTGCGCCTCTGCCGCATATAATATTTTTCCAGGTGGCCCCGGATAACACCCCGGTAATATTTGGAAAACCAAACAGCGGGGAACCGTTGTTTCAATTCAGTTGTATTTCCGATGACGCGGAAACACCCTGCGAAGCATTTCTGATTGCATGGGAGGTCATCAATGAGCTGAGACATTATCAAGGGACATATGACGGTATCGAGGTCCGATTGATTACGACAACGGGTCCGGAAATGATGGAACTGGACGCGCAGCGGAAATTGATATTATGCGCCGTGACCGCGGCGGTGGAGTACGTTGAGCCGTGACAATCGACACGAACCTACACACAACCGGGCTGGGAAGTCATTTGGGATATATGTCATTTTCCAAACATTTATTTGACGCATTGGCGCGACAACAGGTAGAACTGCGAGAGGACGGAAATATCCGGCTTGATGTGATGCCGCCTTTTTACTGTAAAAAAAAGGAGCATGAATTCCATGTGCTTTTTACAATGTGGGAATTTGATTCTTTTCCTGATACTAAAAAATGGGGACGGTTTTTAGAATGGCCCGATTTAATTGTTGTACCCTGCGCTCACAACCAGGAGTTATTCCGGCGGTATACGGACAGACCCGTTGAGGTTTGCCATTTAGGAATTGATGAAAATTATTACCGGTTCCATGATCGGAATATAAACAATCCGTTTATTTTTTTATTTGTCGGCGATAAAAATGTACGAAAAGGGATAGCGCATATAAAAGCGGCGTGGTGGCAATGGAATAAAACGCATGAAAAAGAATCACAGCTAATTGTCAAAATAACGGAGGAGGACGGGCCGCGGGAGTTGAAGCAGGTCGCAGAAAATGTATTCGAGGATTCCAGGGTGCTGCCCTATTATCCAAACGGAGACGACCTGCCGACTTTAAGGCAGTTGTATTATTCGGCGGATGCTTTTTTATTCCCGACCATGGGGGAAGGTTTTGGGTTGACCCTGGCCGAGGCGATGGCGACCGGTTTGCCTTGTGTATATACGCCATGGAGCGGGCCGGTTGATTTTTGCAGCGAGGCGGAAGGATATCCGGTGGATTATGATTTTATGCCGTTTGAAATTATGCACGTGAAAAATAAAATAAGTGGCCGGGCACAGAGAGAGGGGACGGCGCATTATGCCAGTCCTGTAATTGATAGCGTTGTCGAGCGCATGGAAGAGATATTTTATAATTATGATGAGGCATTAAAAAAGGGGAGAGCGGCAAGCGAAAAGATACATACATATTTTACTTGGGATAAAACAGCCATACGGCTGATAAAATTGATTGAAAAACATGCCCGCTTAAATTAGCGGGTTTTTTTATGGAGTAACAAAATGAATAAATTGAAATGTGAGTTTTGCGGGATGATTGTAGACCACCAGCATAAGGCCGCGGTCTGTGTTGGCTGCGGGCACATCATGAAAATTATACCGCTGACAAATAACGAATTTGAAAATATAGGTGATGACGTTGTCATCAAAAAGAAAAAATCTGTAAAGAAGGAGAAAACAGATGGCACAGGATAAAGGATATTTGGGCAGCGTCGCAACAGGGGCGAACACTATTGGGGAACTAACATCATGGGATATTTCGACGGACGGCGGGATTGTAGATGTTACCGCCTTCGGTGACGCGAACCCGGAGAAGGCGTACACCATTTCCAGTGTGTCCGGCAGCTTTTCGGGACATGGCGATAAATCGGACACCACCGGACAAAACGTATTGATGGATATGTTCCTCTCCGGCGGGTCATTGGCGGCGGTGTGGCTGTATCTCTATATCTCGGGTACTACGGGATATTATGGACAGGCAGTAGTAACACCGAGCAAGAACGCCGCGAGCGGCGCAACCGTAAACCAGTTTAGCTGCTCATTTGAGTCGACCGGCGTATGGTATCAGAACATTGGTTAAAAAATAGGGGGGGAGAAAATGATAATAGAGGTCACAAAAAAAGGCGAGTTCGTCCCGGAGTGGAACAAGAACAGGGATTTATCGGCGGGCGATCAGATACGGGTAACATGGGACAGGCTTTCGAAATCGGAG